AGCATCTACAGATAACTTAGCGCCACGATCATAGTTATACTCAGTGGACGCCCACTTAAAATCTACAGTTCCCTGTGTGTAACCACTGTTACGGTCATAATCGCCAAGACCGGTTACTGCAATCTGGGGATATACAATCTCCTTTACATTTGCGCCGGCTCTTGCCATTGCAGGGTCACCAGTCAAATCACTGGTAACAGACTCCTTTTTATATACCTCGTCAAGCAAAGGTACATAGGATTTTGCTAATACAATCGTATTCGGCATTTAATTTTCCTCCCTTATTTTGTCTCTGTCGCAGGTGGAAGCCCCATTGCTGCTCTCATGGCAGCTTCTTCAGCACTTGTGCTGCTGCCACCTCTCACCCGTCCAATCAAATCTCCTGTTCCTTCCGGTTTAGGTTCCGGCTCACCGAAGAGCATTTTGCTGTCTTCTGCTTCTGTCAGCGCTTTCAGTGCTGCAGCAACATCCTCTTTCTGATTCTTGGATGCTTTCAGTGTAGGTACATCCAGCAGAGCGGTGATTGCCTTGGCATTCTTGCCCTTGACCGCTGCGATGCTTTCCTTCACCAGGTCGTCAAAGTCACGGTCTGCAATCTTGGCATCATAATCCTTCTGGATATTGGCTTTCTCGGTTTCCAGATCCTTAATTCTCTGATTCAGACCAGACACATCTACATCCTTAAATCCGTCTAACTTATCTTGCAAGTCTTTCATTGCGGTATCATTGGCTTTGATTGTATCATTCGCTGCGTCCAGCTTCTTAGTCTGATTGTCATAATCCGTCATGGTTTTGTAGTTCTCGAGTACAGCCTTTTCAAAGTCCTTCTTCTTATCTTCCGGCACTTCAAGTCCATACTCTTTCATGATTTCAAAAATGTTCTTCATTTCATCCTCCTAAAATATTTTTTGAATCGCACTTTCTGCGATATGGGAAATTGCGGGAGCAGGAATCGAACCTGCGACCTCCTGGGTATGATCCAGGTGAGCTGCCGCTGCTCTACCCCGCCGTAACAATAAAAAAGCGCCGTATAGCTATTCTAAATTAAGAATTCACTATTCGGCGCTTAGGCTCTATTGTAATTATTGATTCCTGTTTACACTTCTTGCAGTATCCCGGAAAATTAATTATTGTGGTATCCTTCCTGTACTTTATCATCTTTGGGAAACCACAGTTTGGACACGGGTACCAGTATTCCACATTCAATTATGACACCCTCTTCTTTTGCAACCCATGAACTTGTTACAATTTAAGCGTACCATTTCTGTTTTTAAAGTCAATTGTTTTTTTATTTTCTTTACATTAACACTATCTGCTCTGATATTTCATTCAAACACTTGCCATTGAATATTTTATCATTCATCACATCAGCTATAGAGGTATGGTCATGTGCCTGATCATCGTAAGAAAGAGAAATATCCGTCCTGCTAAAAGGACAAATAGCTCCATGCTTGCCGTCGTATTCAAAATCTATATCGCCAGCCAGTGAATTTATCATTTCAGTTAATTTATCCGGCTTCATAAAATATCGCTGTTCTCCTTTCTTTCCTCTTCCGTCAGTTCTCTTACTGGGCGTCCTGTCAGCTTTCCATTTTCCCAGATGTAATCATGCGCGTGCTCACCCTTCTCACCAAATGGATGACGTTTTGCATTACCGTGATTATGATTGGAAATCTGCTTAATTTGCTTTCCCTCATTATCATAATAATTACGGTTCACACCACCATTTTTCAATACCTCTTGTGTTATGCTGTTTGGGTTTCCATGCAACAAGGTTTTTTCAACATTAATTATATCATTTTTCGATGCTTTTACAATATTATCAAATAATTTCCACGCCTTTGTCTTCTTCAGGTCAGACATGCCGCACTCATACCATAACCTTGATGTTGCAGTCGGAACACCGCAAATCTTGCAAAAATCCTTATATTCAGCTGTCTTACGTTTAATCTTTGCATTTATCTCAGTTGTGCTATCTCCTAATGCTGTAAGTGCTTCCTTTTCCCTTTTCAACGCACGTATATTACGCTCCATTGAACGCATTTTCTGTGTCATGGCGTAATAATCATATGTTTTCCCGGCTATAGTAACCGGTCCTGGCTGAGTTTGTTCTTTTGGCAGACTGGATGCCCCCTCAAACCATGCATGATGGTTATGACGGCAATTATATCCATACAATCCTGTTGGATCATTTTCGTGTTCCCCATCAACGCTGTAACCAGTAGCTCTCCACAAATCAGTAATATAGTCCTGTCCTATTCTCTCAGCTTCTGATTCATAATTCTTTCCTTCCTTGATAAAATATACTCTGCCTTGCCATTTCTCATGATTTGCGTGACCTTCCCCTGTGTTACGTGCTCCCCAGTGTTTTGACACATATACCAGATTGACACCTGTATCCAATATATTCCTGTCCTGTATCTTCCCAGCAAGCTGATGGCAGCCTGTACGCAAGGCAAGTCTCGCCGCTGTATCAAGCTGCATTGACCGTCCAGATGCAAAGTCTATTGATCTTAAACCACTCTGCGCAAGATTGTGCACCAAATCATGTAACACTTTTTCTTGTGAAAACGTGCCTGAACACACTTTAATAATAGCCTTGTCCAATTCTCTACGGTATGCATTTTCTATGCTCTCATATCCGTTCATTGTCTTAAATCCAGTAGAGTTAGTCATATTTTTAAATTCACCGTCTGTCTGCTTGGAAAATGCATCAACAAGTTGTTCTAAATACGAATTAGCCGGAAGTTCTTTTCCTGCTTCTTTCCATACTGAAAGATCATTCGCCCAGGACATGTTACCAGCTTTGGCTACGATTTCATTATTGGCTTTATAGGCTGCATTTGTTATTTCATTAATGATTTTTCTGACATCCCGCTTATATTCCAATGTGTTTTTGGCTACCATCTTACGAAATTCTGAGTCTGCCTTTAACATTTTCATTGCTTCATGTCGAATTTTTGAAGGGATATATCCAAGATTAGCCATGGACATAGCCTGTAATTCTGCCGTGCGGCTGTACGTAAGCGTTTTCGCTATTCTACGTGCTATATCCGCTATAACCTCTTTCTCCAGATATTGAAACAGCGGTACAATAGCACCAGAGATATATTCTAACTGTTCATCAGTTAACATATATTAATCCTCCTCCGGTTCTTCCTGCTGCCTTTGCCTCTCTTCCTGTTCCTGCTTCTCCTCTACCAGCTGTGCAGCTTCCTCTTCGGTCAGGTTGTAGGCATCCATCAAATACCATA